ATCACCTAAAAAAGTAAAATCACCTAAAAAAGTAAAATCACCTAAAAAAGTAAAATCACCTAAAAAAGTAAAATCACCTAAAAAAGTAAAATCACCTAAAAAAGTAAAATCACCTAAAAAAGTAAAATCACCTAAAAAAGTAAGATCACCTAAAAAAGTAAGAGTATCACCTAAAAAAGTAAGATCACCTAAAAAAGTAAGAGTATCACCTAAAAAGGTAAGATCACCTAAAAAAAGATCATCTAAAAAAAGATCATCTAAAAAAAGATCATCCTCTAAATCACCATCAAGATATTCACCAAAAGTTAATATGAAAGGTAGTTTTGCCAAAAAATTAAGTCCAAAAGAAAAGAAGATTGAAAAATTTACTGATGTAAATAAATTATATTCTATTGAAAATGGATATGATTTAAAAGTTCCACTATCTAAATCAGTTTGTTCGCAAAAATGCTGTGGATATTATTGGAAAGAAAATCTAGATGGTTTATTTAAACCAAATGATCCAGTAAAATGGAATGATGTTGGTGTTGGAAGAAAATATAGAACATCAAATGTAACATGTATGGGAGATGGCGTTGCTCCAGCTGGATGCAGATGTTATACTTCAAAACAATCTGAATTATTAGGAACAAGAGGTGGAAATGGATCAAAAGATTTTTAATAATTAAAATATAATATAAATTTTGTTAAATTGTAAATAATATAATATTTATTATATTATGACTAATTCCAATTATTTAACTGAAATTAAAAAAGAATATACAATTCAACTTGTTAATATATTAACTCCAGCAATATATGAAGGTATTAATTCAATATATAATGAAGTTAAAAAAATTGCTAAAGATGGAGAAGAATTAAAAATATTTCAAGGATTTTTACTAAAAATACCAACTTGGACTGAACAAATGATTACAATAGAAGCAACTAGAATAAAAACAGTTATACAAAATGCTGATATTTTAGATGATTTAATAAAAGCGGTAATTCAATCTAATATATTATTATTAACATCTACTGATTTATCAGATAAACATAAAGTATTAAAGGAATTCAATATTAATCTTAATTACACTAAATTTATTCATAATGTCTATATTGAAGTTGCAAAAACATTTTATAATTATCCATTTTTATTTTTTCATAAAGTTCCTGCTTTAGAATATAAAAAAAATCAACTTAAATCTCATAAATTAATAAAAGAATCAATTGAAGAAGCAATAAGAAAAATGTTACCATTACAATTAATTTTAAAAAAATATTTAGGTACTATGTCTGATATAAATGATGATAAATATATAAGATCGTTAGTTAATAGTGAATCTAATAATAAACAATATAAATTAGCATCAGTTAATTCGGCTTTAAGTAATAATGATTCAGAAAAAAAATTAAATCAAATTGGTGGATTAATTCAATCACAAGTTCCAATTTCATTAAAAGAAATATATGATCAACAAAAAAATGCTGTGAATAATTCAACTACAATAAAACATTTACCTCTAACAGAAACTAAAAAATCTGAAACAAAGAAACAAGAATTAAATAAAATGAATATTATTATTCCATCTAATAATCCAAATCAAGTAGAAAAAAATGGTAATGATAGTGAAACTAGTCAAGCTTATCACAAACAAGATGGAAATATAGAAGAAGAATTTAGTAATATGGGTAGTATTAAAAAATCAGTTCATAAATCAGCATTAGATACAGTTACTGAAGTAAATTCAGCAAGTGAAGCAAATAATAAAAATATATTTAATTTTAGAAATTATTAAAAAAATATTATATATAATTATATGGATAATATTTTTACAAAACTGGATTTTGATAATCCGATATTAATAAGTACTATTTCTCTTATTTTAACATTATTATATCAATATATTGAAACAATATATGATGATAAAAAAATTGTATCAATTAGATTATCATTGGTTGTTTCATTATTAGTATTTTTAATAGTATATTACATAACTAATAAACATGCAAAAATGAATATTACAACTCAAGAAATATTTACTGATATGGGAATATTTTAATATTTATCTATTATATAATGACCACTCTTAATGTTAATGGACAGGTTTTACCAATAAAACATTTTAATTTGGATACTTTAATTTATAAATCTGATAAAACTTTTTTAAATCCTCGAATTTGTATTATTGCAAAATCAAATAGTGGTAAATCATGGGTAATAAGAGAAATTATGAAAAAAATGAATGATATTCCGGCTGGAGTTATTATTGCTCCAACTGATAGGTTAAATAAATTTTATGATAGTATATTTCCATCTGCATTTATCCATCATGAATATAGACATGAAATAATGGAAAGATTATTAAAAAGACAAGATATGATTATTGAAAAAAATAATAATAGGATTAAAGATGCAAAAAAATCTTTAGATACGAGAGTATTATTTATAATGGATGATTGTATGAGTGCTAAAAAATTATGGGCAGAAGATCCAAATTTTTTATCAATTATGAATGAAGGACGTCATAGACACATTACATATATTTTATCTATGCAATATTCATTAGGTATTTTACCAGAATATAGATCTCAATTTAATTTTATATTTTTACTCGCAGAAGATATTAGAATGAATCGTAAAAAATTATATGAACATTATGCTGGTATGTTTCCATCATTTGAATTGTTTGAAAGTGTTTTTTTACAAATGACTCAAAATTTTGGATGTATGGTTATCGATAATTCATCACGTAGTATTGATCTAACTGAAAGAATTTTTTATTACAAAGCCACCGAAGTTAAAAATTTCCCTATATGTGACAGCCGATTTATTGATTTTCATAATTCTAATTTTGATCCAAATCATGGAAAAAAGGATAATATATTTGATATAAACGAATATATGATGCGAAAAAAAACAAATGTTTTAGTTAAGGTTTGTAAAAAATAGTTATAATAATAATTTAATTTTTTTAATATATTCTTGATTTATTTCTAATAAATCAGATTTATAATCTGCAAATTGATTAGTATTGATAAGTGATGATAATTTTGATAATATTTTTATATATTCATGTATATTGTCTTTTTCACTTATTACTTCTTTATTTTCATAAATTTTAACTTTTTTTAAAATTTCTTCATTTAATTTTTTAAAATTTTTATAATTTGGAACATCATAATTTTCATCAGCTTTTCTAAATAATAATAAAATAATATTTGTCTTATCAGGTTCACTATTAACTGTAACTGTTGAATCATTAAATTGATACCATATATCATTTATTTTATGATGATACCACCAGTGACCTCCTGCAGGTGATCCGTATTTGCAAACTGTACCAATTAATAAATATTTATTTCCAAAAGAATCATTAATTGAGTAATTATTAATATCTGGAATATTTATTTCATGATAACTCATATCACTAGTAACTTCATATTTAGCTTTTTGCGCCGCTGATAAAGCATTATAATGAAATTCAGATTTATCATCATTAATAATTATTAAATTATCATTTTCGTCTTTTCTTGATTTAATTTCTTTATCTTTTTCATCTTTTTTATTTAATTTAGTATATTCTCTATTTAATCTTATTATAAAATATTTATTCAAATATAAAATATTTTCTCTAATTGCATTTTTAGAAGTTATTTTACAATTTGCATAATTTGATATATTTTCTTTTATATTAATTATATCAATTGTGTTTATTTTATGATTATTAAATTTTATTGGGTAAAATAATTCACTTGTATATTTAATATTTATTATATCATTATTTGTGCATTTTATTGTTTCTTTATTTCTTATTATAAAATTATATAATGGAAAATTAATATTGAATTTATTATAAAAAAAATTAATATCTGAATTTGTAATATTATTACTTAGATTATTTATTATTAATTCTTTATTAGTATTTAATGATATATTTATATTATCTTTATCTTCCCTTGGTGGAATACCAGAAAAATATTTATTAATTAATTCAGGAGCATCTTGTTGATTGCATGTTCTTTCAAAATAATATTTTTCCTGTATATCTAAATAAAATTGATTTAATTCTTTTTTTTCAATAAATAATTTAGGATTATTTTTTTCATTCATTAATTTAAATAATTTTATTAAATTAATTATTTCTTTATTACCTTCAAATAAAAATTCATGTGATATTATAAATTCTCTAAATTCAGGAATATGATATAGCATTTGATTAATACTATTAAAAAAACAACTGGTACCACTTATATTTTCTAATCCACATCCAATTTTATTTATTGATTCCATATATATAATTAAATAAAATAAAATAAATTAATTATAATAATGTTCCATCTTTTAAATATTTTCGTATACGAGGAGGTGGTTTTGCTGCTTTTCTAATTTCTTCTTGTTTTGCTTTTATTTCTTTTGCAGCAGCTTCTGCTTCTAATACAGTTAGAGGTTTATTTGATTGAGGATCTGCTGGTTCAATCGAATTTAATAATGCCGAAGTATTATTTTTTGATGCCAATATTCCTCTTTCTTTAGATAATTTTCGTCTTGGTATAATTGTATTATCGTGGAATGAACCAACCCATGGTGTTTGATTTTCAAACATTGATTTAAATATTGTTACAATACTTGCAGGTTCTTTTTGTTCTTCTTCAAAACTTCTTGGTATATATTTAATTACTTCTTTTGGTTTATTATTCATATCTTGATTTTTAAATAATCCAATAATTAAAAATATTAAACCTATTATAAAAATCAAATTAGAAATTATATTTGCATCCATATAATATATTATATATCTTTTTTTATTTATAAACAAATAAATGATTATAATGCTTTTTTATCTCCTTGTTTACCTCTTTTAATAGCTTCTTCATATTTCTTTTTAGCTAAAGCTAAATCATCATTTAGCTTTCTAATTTTATCTTCTTTACTATGAATTTCAGATTTTTTACTTTCTATCTCAACTTTACCTTTTTTAACTATTTCTTCTTTTTCTTTTAATTCATTTTCTTTAACTAATAAATTATCTTCTACTTTTACTTTTTGAGTATCAATTTTTTCACTAATTTCTTTTAGTGCATTAATTCTTTCTGCTTGTTCTTTTAATTTATTATCTTCTTTCTTTTCTTTTGTTTGAGTCATCGCTTTTGATACCATTTCTGCTTTTCTTTGTTCAAAAAATTGTTTTCCTTTTTCTTGATTTTCCTTATATCCTTTCATTAATCTGTTTAATTCTTCATCTTTATAAACTTCATCTTTCGCTTTAGATGGATCATCATCAAATGGACACCATTTGCCAACTTCTGCTAAATAAATATTAACATTTGGATCAATTGAATTTAAGAATTCTATACGTTTTTGTGCATCTTCTACACAATCAAAAGAACCTCTTACTTTAAAAGTATACATTGTAATTTTCTTTTCATTATCTTTTTGTTTTTTTTCCCATTTTAATTTTGAATTCTCCGCTTTTAAAATAGCATTTTCTTTTAGTAAATTATAATTTGGATCATTTTCATCTAATTCTTCAGTAATTTCTTCAAAATATTTTTCTTTATTATCTTTTTCGGGGTCTAATTTAAAATTTTTAGGTGTTAATACACTAATTACACAAAATTTTTGTGTTGAAATAACTGGATCTTCATCTAAATAATCTACTTTATCGGACATATAATATAATCTAAATATATCTTTAAATTATTATTTGAACATAATAATTTAAAAAATTAAAATAAGTGTAATTCAACTTGTGAATGTTTAAGGCGTAAATTACTAAATGGAGTATAATAATTATTTGAATCTAATGATGTTACAAATGATTTTCCAGATGAGACTACGCATCTAGAACTTGGATTAGAACCTTTAATACTGTCTAATACTGATTTAATACTACTTGATCTATGTGCATTACCTGATCCTAAAAATAAATCGCCTTTTTGAGTAACTCTATAAACAGTTACTTGGAAATTTAATATTTCTGGTTCAGCTGTATTATAATAATCATCTGTATCTACTATTCTTGTGACCGTAGGTTTTGGTGCTGATGGCGGTGCTGATGCTGCCGATGCTGATACTGCTGGTGGTTTCGCTTTTGCTGCTGCCGATTTTGTATCTGCTGCTGCTTTTGCATCTGCTGCTGCTTTTGCATCTGCTGCTGCTTTTGCATCTGCTGCTGCTTTTGCATCTGCTGCTTTTGCATCTGCTGCTGCTTTTGCATCTGCTGCTGCTTTTGCATCTGCTGCTTTTGCATCTGCTGC